TAACTCTTGTCAAAAACTCATAATAAAATGCTGCTCCATTTGTATAAGTGTCTCTCGAACACGCTTGAAACTGTCTTAGAACTTCTATAATTTTACGATGCTTCCTTCTTTTTCTCATACTCTAACCTCCATTATATAAATATATAATATTTAGTAAATAATACTCACAATAAGTAAGTAACCCATTTACATTTTTAAAGACGTGATTAATAATCTTTTATTGTAAATTACTCAAAAAATAATTAAATCTATGGCCTACGGTACTAGAAACTATAATATGCAAGAAGTCTCGAAATTCAAAGACCCTGAGTTGAATTCAATAACTCGTAGACGATTAGCTGATACCACCAAAATTTTTAGTAAGAGAACCAGGACTGATAGAAACATGAACAAACCTATTAGTCATTGGATGACACCTAATAAACCAACTCATTATGAAGAACGAAAAGAATTAATTAAAAAGTGGATGGAAGCTATTGGAATAAATTTACCTTACTATGTGATTAATAAAAATCTTACTGTTCAAGTCTTAGGTAAAAATGTTAATTTGTCTGGAATTAAAATTCCAGGTGGAAAAATACCATTCCAATTCTCTAATGTTCAAAAAGATTTCATCTGTTCAAATTGTGGATTAAAATCATTACACGGAGTACCCCTTAGAATTGGCGGAAATTTTGATTGTAGTCATAATAATCTAAAAAGTCTTCACCAGGGGCCTCAAAAAGTCAAAGGACATTATAATTGCTCACATAACCAGATCAAAAATCTTGAAGGTGGATTTATAGGACCGAATACAAAAGTCTATGGGGACTTCAATTGCTCAAACAATTCTCTCTTTCTCCTGAATGGTGGTCCTGATACTATTGAAGGGGACTTCGATATTAGAAATAATCCTCTCAAAAATATATCACAACCTCCACAATGGGTCAAAGGCGAAGTTCTGATGAATGGAAATATTCCAAAAATTGACAAAAATTTATTTTTTGGTAATTCAAGAGAATCTAATTTTGGCAAAAAAATTGGAATGTATATCACCAAATCAGAATTAAACCACCAAGAAAAAAATCAAAAATGTCTATCCGATATAGAAAAAAAGATGGAAGCTAAAAAATAACTCCCATCTTTTAAATGTTCAACAATATCTATATCTTAATCAATATTAATTTCTTCAATCAAGTTTTCACGTGAAAATTTAATTCGAAATTGTAAGACTGATTCATCAGATTTAAAATGACAATGATGATCAATTATTTCGTACTCGCCTAGATCTAATCCAAATTCACCAAACGGAAGTCCCACTCTGAAAGTTTCAAAAATATTTGATCCTTCTATATAAATAACCTCGTCCGAATAATCACATTTTGCTGAAATATTTTCCTTTTTATAACCAGGTAAATATAAATTCATTTGAAATGATGTCGTATGTGAGCTAATTTCAGCGACGGTTAATTCTCCGAAATGATACTTTTCTTGAGTAGCTTCATTAAATTCACATTTCCAAAATGAGGTTTTATTTTTACGACAGTGATCAGAATTTAGAATTTTGTCCCATTGATGTGGTAATTCTTCATTATGGTTACAATGACATTTTTCATGCTGTTCACATGAGATATTATCACTATGATCTTCATCTAAAATTGTATTAACTAAATTTAAAAGATTCTCATCAAGACATATAGACTCATTACGATCACAATCTAATAACACTTGAGCAAAACTGTGATTTAATTCAGCTAACTTGTTTAATAGCTTATTAGAGTCTATCATCCCTTTCGTCGACTTTTTCATTCACTTTTCCATTTTTAATTTTAAAAAACTATTTATTTTTTATCTTATATTTTTCGAATATACCATACCATTAGTCTTATGCCAGACGAAAATTGTATGATATTGATTTATCTGAACGTATCTATTATGATAGTGCCAATAGTCAGTCTTCGTTGGACTACTAACTCTCCTCATAATTAATCCACTCTCATCGGAAACGACATCTTCTTTATGAAAATGACCGATATGTAATTCTCTATATTTCGTTTTGCCCCACAATTCATAGAATTCAGAAGGTATTGATTTGATTAACCTATTTCTGTTCACATTACCATGGTGCCAGAAAATAGCATTGTCACCAAATTGCATTTCTTGAATTTCTTTAGTATGTTTTCCGAATGTAATTTTAGCATGATTTTCGTAACGTGCTTGAAGCAAACTATATAGATAATAACTTGTCAATCTATCATGATTCCCGGCTACTACTCTAATTTCAATTTCATTGAAATGTTTTGTAAATTCTTCAATCTGTGTCTTATATAATTCGACACCATTTTCAAACATTTTTTTCCATCTCACATCATTTTGCTGTGGCGTTCCATGAGTTGTGGTATTCGACTCTGTATCGGAATTGAAGAAATCACCACCAACGCAGATGACAATTTTTCCACACTTTCTAATTTTCTGTTCTTCAATAATTTCTTGTGTGATATTATTGAATATTCTCGATGCAATTTTAGAATCATAATTTTGATTTGAGTCCCCGTCCCATGCTAATTTACCTAGATGAAGTTCAACTGGTGGACACTCCATTAATAAATCTGGATTTAGATGACTATCATAATGACTATTATCACAAACGATGTATTCACATTCAATTGGTTTGTCAGTCAACAAATCCATGAAGGTTGTATAAAAATCAACTGGTTGATATTCGGGTTCTACTAATGGTTCAATTCGATATTTAACAGCATATAATTGCTTATCCTCTTTTTTCGATTTCTGGTCCCAAATGCTACATTGATGCCATTTTAAGATATAAAAGTTAGGGTCGTAACCTAATGCCTCTAATAACGATCTTGGTGTTTGTTTTTCATCTTGATCTAATTCAACAATTTTTTTAGCTTCAATAGTTCCGGAATCGAAACGCTTATATGTTTCGAAAGTGTCTTTCGATAACTGCTGTATTTGGTCTTGATTTAATTCGTCTATAGCTCTGTAGTATTTTTTCCGTAATCCGGAATGTGTCATTAATTTACCTGTAATTTCTTGCCATCTGACACACGCTTCCGGCCAGGTCATCATTTTAGATATTACCTTTTCGCCTAAAGCTAATAATTCTTCTGAATATTTTTTCATAATTTCCTTAAAATTTCCTAATTTTACATATCTGTTAATATTATATGTATTTAGGTTGATTTTTTTAAAAAACCGTTAATAACTATCATTAACGGGTCTTTTTATTTATTTAGGAATAACCGTCCAATCATTCGAAATTTTCATCATATCATAATCAATCAAAATATTTTTCATTTGTCTTGACAATTCTTTTTCATCAACTTCTTTCAGAACAACTTTTTCACCTAAAGCATGTAACTCTATCAACGTATCATAAAGTGGAAAATTCTTATCTCTTCCTAAATATCGTAATTGGTCTTCTAAGCTACGATGAGTGACTCCTATATATAATGCCACGTTGTTTCTTGGGTCATTCATTTGATAAAATTTGTTTTGCATTTCAATTGCCTCTTAAAAATTAAAATTATATTTCAAATTACAGTGCTCCACCTACGTTAGCGTAACCCTGTTACATATTAATAGACGTAAATTATGTCTTTTTATTGTAAATTTTATGAATTATTTCTTAAATTTTTCAATAAAATCTTCATATGTAATTACCTCAACTCCGAGTTTTTTAGCCTTAGTCATTTTACCGGTAATTGAATCCACATCATTAGTTAATAGATAATCCGTATCTTTATTTAATTTACCTTGCTGCACATTGACATTTTGATTTGCGTATTCAATGAAATCTTTTTTGGTTTTTAGGTTTAATTCTTTAGGAATTGACCCCGTCATTTCAACAATAATTTCATCACACATCTTTCTATTATCATTTTCATGAACAATTTCTAAACCGAATGATTCTACTTTTGAAATATGTTTCTTAAGAATTTCTAAATTGACTTGCTCGTCTTCAAATGATTGAACAATATCTTTCTGTAATCCTTTCATATCGTACGCATATTTCATATATCTATTTGCAAGTTGTTTTGATATTGTAGTTCCAAGATTATCAATTCCCATCATTCGAATCAAGGTTGTTAATTTGACACTCCTTCTTGATTGAATAGCTTTTAGAATTCTACTGACATTTTTTCCATCAGGAAATCCAATATGAATTAAATTAGTTCTATTCATTATATCAGGATTTAAAATATCTAATGGATCTTTAAATAAAGTATATAGTTTTTCTATGGTTGATTCACCTAAATAGTCAAATTCTAATTTTTCAATAGCATCTACAAATTTAACGATTAATTTTTCTATACAATTCGGATTTTCGCAAGTTATGTGAGTTTGATCATTCAATAATAAAAATCCACAATGCGGACAATGAGTAAATAATTTGTAATCGTTTTCACTTGGTTTAATTATTTCCACAATGCCCGGAATAATATCACCAAATTTAACCAATAGAACTTTAGCTCCCGGAAATGTTTTATTGGTTCTAATAAATTTCCAATTATGAAGAGAACATCTAGAAACAGTTGTTCCATCTAATTCAATTGGTTCTAATTTCGCCACCGGTGTAAATTCACCAGTCTTACCCATTTTCCACGTGATTGAATTAATTGTGGTTACTGATCCTTCAGGCTTAAATTTGATTGCTAAAGCCCATTTAGGATGATGATTATTTTCACCTAAAGATTCTCGCAACATATCATCAGAAATCTTACATACAATACCATCCAATTGATATTCACACTCTTCATTTCTAAATTTATAAAAGCGGTTAAAAATCGTTAGTAATCCGGAATTAATATCCTTCGCTGAACTGATACACACTAATCCCGGAGTTTCGAACCCTAATTCTTTAAGCAATATTAGATGATTCATACATTCTACATCGACATTTCCTTTCATATCAAAAGCTATAAATGATAAATCCTTCGCCTTTTCGGTAATTTCATCTCGATTTAAAATTCCAGCAACTAAATTTCTAGGATTTTTAAAATCATTATATTTTTCTTTAAAAATGCTGACATTTAGGACAACTTCGCCTCTAATTTCACCAGTAAAATTATCAATGAATTTCGGAATCAACGGTTCAATCTTCGATGTGATATCAGAACCTTTTACGCCGTTACCTCTCGTCAGTGCTCTGATAAATTTGCCGTCTTCATAAATTAAATTTGCCGAGTTGCCGTCGTATTTAGGTGTAAATTCTAGACTAATATCACCACGTAAATCTGGTAACCATTTTAAAAAATCATCAAGTGGGCAATCGTTATTTTGATTAGCTTTAATCTTACCTAACGATAACATCTTTGAAGGATGTTTGAATTTTAGACTGTCGAGTGAAGTAAATCCTACTTCATCGATAATTGGATTATTTTCCATCCGGAGTTCATTTTCTAAATTGTCAAATTCTTCATCTGTCAATTCCGAACTTCCGTCTCGATAATAATCATCTTTTGCTTTTTGGTAAATTTCTTCTTTCATCATCAACCTCTTAAAAATAAAAACTCTTTACATTTATATAGACGTAAAGAGTTTAAAATTATTGTAAATATTTAAATAAAAATAGAGGGAATCTGAAATAAATCTTCATCCCCCATTTAAGAGGTTTTTCTAAAAATCACCATACTCACATTGGAGACAAGTTATACCTAATTCCTTTCTCCACATATCAACTACTTGATTTCTGTCATCTACGACAAATAAGATATCGTAATGTGGTTGAACATAGGTTTCATATAATTCTTTTTTAACCACACTATCTGGCCTATTATCTTTATGTGCTCTCATGAATATCTCTTCATATTCAATATCATATTTAGCTAACCATTCAACTGTTTCAGTCTTGCATTCAGCATCTCTACCAGTCATAATTATAATCGTATGACCAACTTTTTGTAGATCTTTAAGAAGGCTTATAATAATTGGTTTCGGCAAATCTGAAATTACCTTATCCCATTCAAAGAATTTTCGGTTACATTTTGTTGCTAATGTACCATCAAGGTCAAATATAATTGCATCTTTTTTCATTATTCCTCATTTTATTTTTAAAATTAAAATTATTCTACTCAAACTTCTGACTATGAAAAATGTGGATAATATTCTAGTCATCATTATCAGGTAACCAGTCTTAATCGACACAATGAATCCAAGAACACCTAAAAATAGTCCACCCCAATAGAACAACAGAATTTTCAATTTACTTTGATTAATTGCCACTATGAAACCGCTGCTAGATATCTAACACTTCTTTTAAAATCTTTCATTCCGTTTGAATAAATTGCGTCGTCAGAATTTACACAATCGACACAAGACTCACAATTCAAACAATTTTTACAATTCAAACAATCGACACAATCGACACAATTATAGCAATCAATATTAGAAATTGCCGCAAATTTACAATCTTCAACTGTCTCGAAACGTTCTTTGGTATATTTGTTTTTATTACCATCTATATATAAAATATCATTCATATTAACCTCATCTAAATAAATTAAACCTCTATTGTCCAACCCGTTCCATTATATTTACCTTTCTTAATAATTCCATGTCTGTGATATGTTTCATTATCTTCATCTTTAATTATTGTTATGTAATCAAGAGTAGCTCCACACACACCAGCAATATTATTAATTACATCTATCTCAAGTCGAATATTATATTTCTGACATAATTTATGTAATTCTTTTTCAAATGCTTCTGCTTTTTTCATATGTAAACTTTTTTTTATTTTTTATATATTTAAAAAGTAGAAGCTAGATGATAAATTTAATCTTCATATACTTCGTCATATTCCCGAACAACTTTTTTAATCTGATCCGGAAAAATAGTTTTTAACTCTAGTGTCTCAAACCTTACCAAATATCCAGTTACTGAAATATGGTCAAATAGACACGCTACTCTATTATTCTTATCAATGAATTGTTTATTAATTTTTCTTTTAACTTGAATTTTATCTACGATAGTTACTTCCGAATTATTATCGTCACCCTTCAATATCACTACTGTACCTAACATTTTATTAACCTCTTAAAATTATTTCAAATTGTGGTTTCATCCACATTACAGTTTTCAACTGCGTTACATATTAATAGACGTAGAAGTTCTATTTTTATTGTAAAATTAGCAAAATATTCTAAACTTTTTTCACGGCTCTTGGTGAATATGTAACTTCAATTTTTCTTTTTTCACACAATTTTAAAAATCTATATTCCAAATCTATTGAGATTGACATTTCATCAGCTGTTCCAGTAGTTTTCATAACTCTAAATGTCATAATTTTTTTATTTGTGATGACGTATATTCGTTTCGTATTCGTCGGCAATAATTTATCCAACGTTTGATTTTGTTCATCTAATTCAGAATTATATTTTGACCTATCAATATTAATTTTTTTTCTTTTTGAGTATATTGAATTTAGGTGGTGGCGAAACTTGTTCAAATTTAGAAATTCCTAGAACTACCGCGGTGCAGTCATCAAAACCATCTGGAAATACTTTTCTACCTATATTCAAGGCTCCGTTAATATCACGATCTAATTCGATACCTAAATTACTCTTGATTGTGCGGGTTTTTGGATTCGTCCTTTCCAAATCATAATTATAATCGACTCGTAATGGCTCTCCATCTAAAAAACTAGATTTAGAAGTGAATTCTTCTTCGGCTATAATTAATTTTATTTCGGGAAAGAATTCTAACCATACTCGAATAAAATAATTGTAGATCTTCCATAAGTCGCCAGCATTATATAAAATTTTTCCTAGAATAGCATATTGATAGTTTTGTTTTTTAATTTTTTCTTTATATTGTCCTAAATATTTTTTTATCGATGATAATAATAATTCCTCATTATTTGCCTGATTAGGATTCTTTAAAATTAGCGGTGGATTATTTTGATTATTAACGAGTGTGATTAATGCTGACAACCCTAAATCAACCGAACAAAATCTTGGTTTTGGTTCATCTTTAAAATCAAGTTCACTGTAGGTAACCTTAATCTGATTAACTTTGTCTTTATCGCCACACCATGTAATCGAATGAATATTTCGAAAATACAATTTTTCTGATTCAATCGGTTTGAATTTTATAATTTTATAGATTTTCTCTGATGAAATTAAAATCTCATCATCAGCAACTTGCATAAATTGAAAATTATCGTTGTCTAAATATAATGCTTTTAGACACATTATAAATATTATCCTGATCATAATCTAAATCATCGTAGAATAATTTTAAATATTCTCTCAATCTTAGCATTTCTAATGATTTGACAATATGCATTCGATTTGTAAATTTCTTATGCTTCATATATCTCACCACTTTTGAAAAGGTTAGTAATTTTCTTTTCGAAATTAATTTCTTCATCAACTGTTTCATTATAAACGATTTCACCATATAAAAATGCGTCATTAACTATTGATGTTGGATTAGCACTTCTATTAATGATTAATCTACCGTTGATATATCTAGCATATATCATTCTACCGTCGTCAAGTTGACCTTCCCATTGCTTTTGATTTTTATCCCATGTTTTATTCAGATTAACTATCATTTGATTCTCCAGATTTTGAGTTAATGTCTCTCAGATTAAATCGTTTGATAAAATCTTCATCCGATTTCAATCCTTCCGGAAGTTCTGGTAGATATTTATTACTTTTACTTATTGTTACCCAACTTTTTAATGGAATGACAAAATCCTTCATCTTCAAACTCACATTAAATGATATCTGAGCATAAACTTTTTCACCAACTCTTAAAAAATGAAGTGCTTCTATTTTAGATACGTTGATTAATATTGTTTCAGACTTAATGTTATTATTTTTAAAATCTTCAGCGAAAAATCCTGACAGATATACCCAAACTGCAGCAACCGTATTATTATCATACCAAATATAATCGTTCTCACTCATTTTAACCTCTCATATAATTAAAAAACTCTTTACATTTATAAAGACGTAAAGAGTTTGAAATTATTGTAATTTTTAAAAAAATTATTGAAAATTAATATGACATATTTAACCTCTCTCCACCTGTTTTCTAATATCATCAAAAGTAACTTCATTCATAATTTCCCCGTTCAAGAATACTAACTTAAGTAAATCGTCACCAGGTTCATGTTGCTGAACAGTCTCATAGCATTTTTCTGTCTTAATTAATTTTAATTTCCCTTTCTTTGACACCTTACCAGGATCAGTTTCCGGATTTTTAAAAACATCAATATCACCAAATTTATTTTTCGTGAATGAACATTTGACTGCGAACTTTTGAGTGTCTCTATCAAATTTCTGCAGCAGTGCTCCACCGGATCCAAATCCAATATTTTCAGCTGCCCATTTATTTCTTTTTAAGACGCTCAGAATTTCATCGATTGTTTCTAGATTAACGCCATCACCTTGAATCATACGAACATGCGGATCAAGTACTTTATATCCTAATGAATTCACTGTAAATCCAAATTTATCGCCAAGAATGTTCATTCCTTTCAAGACAACTGAAGCAGGGTCGCCGGAATCAGGACGAATTATTAATGTTCCATCACGGTTCATAACTTGGTCTTTCAATTCTTCACCCCATAATTCCCAGCAAGCATTAAAGAAATCATACGAATCGGAAACACACGCAACTAGACCGGTTGGGTACTGATCTAGCATATTTTTATATGCGTCTAATTCGCGATCTCTACCCCACGCGGTAATCGTACTGTGTTCACTGGCCGGGACCGAAAAGCCAGCAACATCGTCAAAATTATAAAAATCTTGAATAAATTTTAAAGCTGAAACGGTATCAGTTCCTAAAAAATTAATCAGATGTGATGACCCACCAATACCCGCTTGTTCTTCCGTAGCTACTCCACGATAACCAAAATCATGCAATTTAAATAAAACCTCTTCATTAGGCGAATCACACCCAGTTTCTTGCAAATATTTGATAATTATTTTCTTACATTCATACGAATTCGTAGCTACAGTGATTGAATACCAAAGTTTCGATAATAGAGTTTCTGTAAAGTTAGTCAACCATGCGAGTTCTGGATCAGTATTTCTAATCGTGAACAATACATTATTTGTCTCAACTATAGATCCTTCTGGTACAGCTCTAATTTCAAGCGGTAATTTTCCACCGTGAACATCAACGATTCGTCTAAACCCAGATTCATTAAAATTAGATTCACCACTCATATGAGGAACAATCAATTTTTTAGCCTCATCAATATCAGCATGAGTAAGAACAACCCCAGCTAAATAATTTTTTAGATAATATTGTAACCCAAAAAATATAGTTTTTTCAAATTTCCCACCTCTTGATTCAAAATATGAATATACTTCGGTTGTTTCGGGTGGATATTGCTTGAAGTGCGAGTATTTGTAGCTGTCGCTCGACAAAACAAAATTTTTCATACATTAACCTTTCTAAAAATAAAAAACTTCTTACATCTATTAAGACGTAAGAAGTTGAATCTTATTGTAAATTAAAAAAAAATATCTAAATATTTTTTAAATTATAGCAAGGATATCTATTGATCAATTTATTCAAATCAAGAGATATACAATGTCTTAGTGAACTATCTCCATATGATACTAAATACGAATCTTTCATTCTAAAATTATCAGGAGTCATTAGACCATGATTATATAACAATAAATATTCATCACGTTGGTTCATTTCGTCATCTCGCCAGAAAAGATGGTCCACCTCTACAAGAAATGCTTGATCCAAATACAATTCTGTTACTTGAGTAACACGTTTGGTTTTAAAATCATCAACATCATAGATGTCACCCAGCTGATTTGTATAGTTGATAAATAATTCATCATCAATTTGACTTTCATTTAAAGAACGTCTATTTTTTACATTATTGAACTTGCTAAAGCTCATTACAGGATTACTCATAATTAATCTCCATTTTTTTTTTATAATTTATATATTTAAGAAAATATCTCTTATAATTTAGGTTATCTTAGGTGTTTTTAAAATGCTTCCATTATCTTTATCTTTTTCGAATCTGACAGGATTTTTATCAGGAGTCCAATGGTCTTGTTCTGTTTTATCGACTGGAATTATCCTGATTCCGGAAGTGCCGGTATTCCAATCTTCCATTTCTTTTTTAAGAGCTACTGAAGATGGATGCGGAGTACTATACCAATTTTTAAAAAGATCTAAAATTGGATGGTGAGTTTTTATAATATTTTCGTAATTTAATTCGTGAACCAAAAACCATCTCAACTCATCAATATCATCTTGTGGGATTGGTCGTCCATGAACGTAATAGCCGACAAAAACGGTAGTAAATAATTTATTCACTTCAGACGCAAATCTTGAATCTTGAACTTTCATATCACCTATTCTTTCGAATGTATCTATCAATATTCCTGTTTCTTCATGAACTTCGCGTCTAATAGCAGTCGTAAAATTATCATCAGATGTGTCAACAAAACCACCAATAAATTGATAAGCTGTTCGTCCATTTTTCTTACCAAGAAGGACTCGTTGTTTATCTTTATCAAATATAATTCCATCGACACATACCTCAGCTTTGTCAAATACATTATAGAACGAGTATATGCAACCAGCTCTAAAATCAATTGAATTATATAATCCATTTGATACTCTTTCTCGAATATCTGTACCAGATTTCGTATATACTGATGGTAATTCAACACAATTGAATTTTCCGCTATAGTAATCTATGAAACTGTCTCTAGAACCATATAAAAGAATTGAACCTCGCTGAAAAGTTTTTCGAATGGTTGTGTCTACTGATTTACTCCACTCATCATTTGAATATGATTTATCTTGGATTGGTGAAGTGAACACATTCGGAAATTTCTCTTTGATCATTAATTCTCTCGAAACATAGTCGAGTGGATTTCTTTTCGTGGACATTAATTCAGTCGTTCCAATTAAAATTAGAACTCTCTCATGTCTATCAACCACATTTTGAATCAGGTTAATATGTCCTTCATGGAGATTATCGACTTGAAATCTCCCAATAATGACACCAATTTCTGAGCTTGGTGTCGTCTCTTCATAATTATATATCATTTATTTTCCTTTAATCTACTGATATTTCAGCATTGCCTCTAATTGTCATCAGTGATATTAATTCATCTCTATCTAATTTATGTTTGTTATTTACACAATAAAAATGTGGTTTAGATCTTGATGACCAACCCAAAATTTTAGGAACACCTTCCCAACTTTCTAACTCATTGTCATGACAATAATAACCTATCGACTGTTCAGGACCATTTTTTAAACTTTTTAAATTATTGTACGAACAATTAAATTTATTAATTTTTTTTGGTAATTTATCAGGAAAGTATTCTAATCCGTTATCCGTTATATTCAGTGATCTATAATGTTTACCTAATCCTTCAAATGATTCGAGACAATTATGTCTTAAATCAAGTTCTTTATTTTTCGGAACATCTTTCAAATCAACTATTGAATTGTAACCAGCATTTAAATACTCTGTAACCACTTTCGGACCCCCTTGAAATGAAGATAATTGATTCCCGCAACAAACAAAATTACCAATAATTTCTTCGGGCGAACCTTCCAAAGAAGTAATTCCAATAGAAGAAATATTAACGTCTCCATAGATTTTATCAATATCAATTTTTATGAAATTTTCCCAACCATTCAGAGACCATATCATCACATTACCATAATAACTATTATCAATAAATTTCCAATCTGTAAGACCTAAATCACGACAGATAATAGATCTTCTTAAATTTCTTAGTCGACTGCTTTTCACGATATTTTAATTTCTTGAAAATCTCTTACGACATAAAGTAAAAAATCTTCATATGATTCAACTTTTTCACAAACGACTTTCATATTTCCAAGAGTATCATAATACGATAATTTTCCACCTTTCTTAGCTTCATAATTTACATTAATCCCATCATTATCAAAATTTATATAATATTCACCATTTTCGATATCTGTTCTATTTACATTCTGTTTCATAATATTTAACCTCTTAAAATTATTTCAAATTACAGTTTCATCTACGTTAGTTCAACTGCGTTACATATTAATAGACGTAACTATTGAATTTTTATTGTAAATTATTCAAGAAAAAATCTCACTTTTCCACCAACTTCACAATTCCAATATTCTTTCATATGTCTTTTCAGCTCGGATTGTTTCCATTCTTTATATCTTGGTGGATATGGATTAGGAGAGATATATTGATGACAGATTAAATCTCCACCAATATATTTAGGTACTCCTTCGAATGAATCTAATAAATTATTCGAACAAGAAAAATTTCCACCAACCCAATATGGCGATCCCTTCAAAGAAATTATATCATTCGAATTACAAGAAAAATTTCCATTAACCTTATGAATTAAAACATCTCCAAATTTTTCTAATATGTTAGAGTCGTTAAAAAATGACAAAATTATATTTCCACCGTATTCGTCATAGTCTATTAATTTTTTTAAATCTATTTTTAAATCTTCACATTTTTCAACCCATGTCATAATTCACCTATAAAATTGATGAGTCCCACCCTTCATCTAAAAATTCTTTTTTATTCTCGAAATAGATAGTCGCTTTAAATAATTCATATTCGTATATAGTGTTATCGTATTTTTTATGAGTGATTTTAAGCATAAATTCACCAGTGTCATTCCATCTAATTATATCTTCTATTTCAATTTCCGAATCCTTCGGAATAGTGAACCAGTGGTCGGAATTAATACCAGACGGTCTAATTATTTTTTCTTGACTAACTATCGAACTTGCTAAAATATCCCTCGGTGCTAAAATCCTCGCCATCACATTTCCTTAAAATTAAAAACTCTTCACCTACAGTTAGACGTCGAGAATTTGATAATATTGTAATTTTTTAAAAATAATTTTAAAAACTTCATAGACTACGAATTTTAAGAGTTGTGAATGTATGTATAGTTAGATACAAAAGAAAAAGAAACACGTGAATTTCACGTGTTTCTGTTGTTCATTGACTATGATTAAATTAAAATCCACCTTAAATTAAAAATTTTGATGGATTATTCAAGAGGCTAAAATTTATTTCATCTAATCAACTTCAAAATTATCACAATCATACCAAAGATATTGAGGATTTCTCGATTTGAAGTACTCGACAGAATAAGATAATGTATTATAAAATTTTATAATCTCACGATGATTTATTAGAATTGGACTCACTATATCATAATCTAAATCAACTTCTCCGTATTTAACCTTAATCCTTTTCCGCTTATCTAAATAGATAAAAATACCACATCTAATATTTTTCTTATCAGTTCGAAAAATAAATTTCCAAACTTTACCGGAGTCATCACTCACCTTAAAAAGCATGAGGTCGTATATATCTCTATCTGTATTCAATATCATAATTTATCCTTAATCTGTTTTTTCATCTAAATGTTTTGTCATATTAAATCCTCTTGGGAAAATTATCTCTAATTCATTTCTTCCAAGAAAAATATAATTCGTACCTTTTGGAATTTTAAATCTAAAAATTTCCGAATTGTCACCAACATTAAATACGTCAGCTGTATTTGGGTCTGGTGATGTGGATATAAAAGCCTTATCAATTTCAGCAATATATCGATTATCCATAGCTCTATAAATAATCAAATCATTCGGTAATTTTAATCTTAATAATGCACTATCTAATAAATCCGCTATGTTTTGCCACTTCTTAGCTAATTTTCCTTTTCTTAAACCATTATTAATTTTTTCAAAAGCTCCAGAACTGAATGATTTATATTCTTCTATAGCGTCTTGCTCTTTGTCTGAATATATATTCATATTATTCGTATAATGGGTTAAATTAGATGTTACCACTTTCGTTTCTTTCGCAACTTTTTTCAAAAGAGTACTCATACCTTTTGGACTTGTTTTATCATTGTTTTTCACTCTATAGAAATATTCGTCTCGGGAGCTACCAAGTTCTTTATATTTCATTTTCGCTTCGTTCAAAACAAACTCTTCAAATTTATTTACATATTTCATATCGTGTCTTTTATTTTTAAAAACTTTCTGGGCCGAATGTCTAATGACTAATGACTAATGACTGTTCGTATCTCCCAAGACGTTACTTTCTGACCGTAATGTCAGTAGAATTTTTTAAAAGGTTGGTTCCTTCATAATGTATATATTTCTAAAAAAGTTTCTTTTCTTTCTTAGCACCCATATTTAAAATCTTATCGATAGATTCATGATCATATAAATTTATTTTCATGACCAGTAACTCGTGTCCTTCTTGCTTATATATGTGTCGTCTGGTTTCACCGTGTCGAAAAACAAAATTTTTCGAATTATTGTATCTGAAATCATCGACGAAATCATATATCGTTACTTGGTCTTTATTAGAATCTAACCTCATTCCACGACCAATCGATTGCTTAATTATTTTCTCTGACTTGTATGATTCAGCAAATACAATATTATGAATATTATTCACGTCAATACCAACTGAAAAGGTTCCAAAAGAAGCGACCATCACTCTAATCTTATCTTTCTGATTTAATAATTTTCGATACCGTTCACGAGTATTTTTATCAATCTCTCCGGAGACATACAATATTTCATATTTCTTGCTATCTAATTCCTGTTCTAGTTGATTTTGAATTCGGTGACCATACGAACCAGCAACATCTTGAAAAAGAATTAGACTATTGGATTTTAGTCTTTTCGCAAAATCTATTAAGAATCTGAAACGAACTTCTGAAGTGGTTATTATTTTCTTTTCTAATTTCAAGACTGACGCATTATCCACCTGTTCATTCTGAAATGCTCGCCACAATTCAATACGTTTTTCTTCTTCTAAATAATTTAATCTTAGTTGAACAATATTAACTTTGGTAGCATATCCACCATCAGTTAATTCCTTCGCGGAGACTTTATGAACCAAAGGACCAATATATGATTGAAGAGTGAATGAATCGGTATTTCCTTTTTCAATCAACGTTGTTCCTGACAACCCACATCTGAAAAGAGCTTTTCTACATTTCGTGAGTACCGTCTTCACACTCTTTGACGCCGCTGTATGAACCTCATCCACCAACGCTACTTGAACACGGGATAATAATTTTTCATCCAGTGATCTCAGAGTTTGAAAAGTACCAATCACCAAATCAACTTCTGGATTATATTTATTATTCCCACCACCAATCGTTTGATACGTAAATTGTAACTTTGTCTTATCTTTAGACAATTCTAAAAATGATTCAAGTGTCTGAAGAACCAACGATATATTTGGAACAATGATTAAAAATTGTCCTTTTAGATAACCTTTTGACTTTAAAAAAGCAAATAAATTAAAAATAATCATTGTCTTACCGGCAGATGTTGCTAATTCAGCTATAGACCGTTTCCATTTTAAGAATTTGACGACGGTATCAGTTTGATAATACCGAGGCTTCTTAGACATATCTTCAAAATACTCTTGCTCCCATTCAATATATTCAGATGGGTCAAAATTATTAGCACCGAGATATGTTTTAAGACCAGTAACTTTCAAAGGATAATTATATTTCTTGCACATATGGTATAATTCTTTCCAAAGCCCAATAGATAATCTATTTTTATTTATAAAATTAATATTACCATCCCATAACCCCTTCTTCACCAGTGGATGAAAACGATAATTATCAATCCTTTTCTTGAAATACAATTCAAGTTGAATTTGCTCGAGTTCGTCACCTTTTGTCAAAACCAATTCTTGCTTATTTTTAGATATTCTAAATTCCATTATTCACCAGATAACCATTTTTTTATATCGAATTGAGTTTTAACTGACCAACGAAGATTATCAATACTCCGTGCGGTTTCCGAAGCCCATTCAAGAAAATTTCGAATAGTTGCATCAACCATAGAATAAATCATAACCATTTCGGAAGTATCAACATATAAATCAGTATCCGATTTTGTCTTTAATTTTAAATTTGATTTTGTTCGTGCATTTTCATACGCCAAACGTTTTGCTTTCTTGATCTTATATTCATTCTTAATCTTCATATTTTGGAGACTATACTTTTCATCTAAAATTTTCTGTCTCAATCCATGAAGTTGAATTTCTATATCATTATATTCGGAAGGAGTTTTTAATTTAACTCTCAATTCATCAATCTTTCCATTATAGAATTCTCGGCTACTATCTAATTTTGATAATAACTCATCACGGATAGCGTTCACTCTATCACCAGCTGGTTCTTTAACTTCGTTATCAGTTCTGAATACATTTTCAATCATAAAATCATCAGAATTTAAATCTTTTATTATTTCCTTTTTGGTTCTTTCGCTCATCTTTCTCCGTAAATATAATCTTTCTAAAATTTTCTTTTTCCGGGGTGAATTCAATATCAATCGAATTTAATTCGAAATCAAGATCTTCAAAAATTAAATCAAATGATTTCGGGTAAATTGTTTCGGTTAATTCTAAATCAGCCCAACTATAAATATTCAATATTGAATTCATCTTTGCTAAAATATTTATTTAATTCCAAATAATTTACATTCAGACCTTTCTTTTTCATTATGATATAAAACTCATTGAAATCTTTGACCGGTCTAATTATATTGTAATCTTGAAGCACTTTCTTCCAAAGAAATACTTCGTGTCCTTCACCTATTTGAGTGACGCTATTCTTTATGCCAGTTTTGTCATTATCTAATAAATATCTAAATAATTCCATATCGATTGGTAATGATTTATTTCCACCCGACATAGCTATTGAATTAGGATATAGCAATGAATCCATTTGACCTTCAAATATAGTCACAGTTTTGTCAAAATCGACCCTGAATAAATTAAAAACTCTTGATAAATTTAAAAATATTTTGAATTCTTCAGCATCTGGAATATCTAAACCTATTTCTTCGTATAGTTCTTCAGCATCTTTAATTATATATTTATTCTTTGATTTCTTCCATAGATTTCGTATAGCGCAAGATATCACTTGTTCTTTCGCAGCAATGTTCAATACATAAATCTGGTCTAATTTTGGATTAGATAAAAAATAATCTAAATAATTATCTAAATATCTAGTTTTCAAATATTCGAGATGTTTTGGTGAATTTTTAATTTCTATTAATCCATAGGTTTCTTTCAAAACTTCACGATCTATAGAATATTTGAAATATTTTTGAAGATCCATGCAGGTGTCAAAATACCTAAAATGACTTTTATTTATCTTATGTGCGTTATTCATCACAACCTGAAGTTCTATTTCATCCGATGAATTTAAATCCAACCAATCTTCAAAAAACTTTTTCAACGAACGACTCATCTCGCAATTGAAGCATTTGAAATTCATATTTTTATAATAGATGTTTCCGCGTTTCCTGTTTTGATTAGTTTCTGAATCACCACAATATGGACACGCAAAATTAATCCGATTTGACATAATGTTCACATCGGATTTGAACCCACGCTGTCCAAACTTCTTTGATAATATTAATTCCAACTTTGGAATAATGAAATCTGAGACAAGAGTATCAATGTCTCTTGCCCCAGATTGAATGTTATCGAAATCAATATCATCGAAATTAAATTCAAATTCCATATTGATTAACCCATATCATCAAAGAAATCGTCACCGAATAAATCGTCATCGTCTGAAGTTTTTTCAACTTCTGGTTCAGTTTTTTTTGCGACAGGCGTGGCCTTAGCTTTCGTCTTAGCTTTTGTCTCAACTTCCTCTGTCATCAAAAAATTATCTAAATCGTCATCGTCATCGTCAATCACAGCAGTTGATACTGCTGGAGTGTTTCGAGTTGGCGTTGATGAACTACCTACTTCAGAAAATATATCAGGATATTTACTCATTAATTTATCTAAGATTGCTGTTCCACCAAAGTGTGATATAACCGCCTTAGCAACAAATTTTTTCGTTTCAGCATCCCACGGTTGAAATTTATAAGCTTCCAAATCAGGAGTATTTTCTTGCAAAAATGTTTTCACCTTTTCAGGGTCATCTTTGAAAAGAACTTCTTTACCATCAATGATTAATCCAGGTAACGTTTTTGACATGAATTGGGAATCATTATAATTTGGATATTTATCAACTGTCTTAATTTGAAGTGCGAAATGCTTTCCTTCAATTGGATTGAAAGGATTCATCGCGTCAATTCCATCAAGAGTTGGTTGGATTGAAGCTTTCAACTTGTCGTATATCTGCTTACCGTATTTGAATATCATTATCTTTCCAACTAGATCGGGATCGTGATCATCTTTAATGATCTGAACTATAGAATACCATTTTTCGGATCTTGAAAATTCACCTTTCAATCTTTTGATAACAGCTTCATCAGAATTATAGCATTCGAAGAATGCGTCTTGTAAGACTGACGGTTGACCGATTGTAGAAGGACAATTTACTGTTCTCATCGAATTATCAGTTGCGTTTTTTAAGAAAATTTCATAGTTATGTGTCCAAAGGAGATTTGGGTTCTTGTAGTATGGTAAAAATTTTACCACTGATACATATTTATCTACGCCAGCTTTTTTAAGCGACGGGCGGTAAATAATAGAATATGAGTTTTCTTTCTCATCTTCTTTCATAATGCTATCAATATCTAGCACTTTTTCAAACTCACTCGAGTTGAATAGAGCATCTAAGTCGTTCATTCTTTGATTCCTTTTAATTTTTAAATCTTTAATTATGCTTAATCGTTTTTAATTTTTAATTTTCAAACCTTACAATATTGTATGTTTTTCGTCGGATTTTTTTAAATTTTATATTGAAAATATATATTTTTTTTTAGAATTTTCGGCACCTCACAATGACTCAAATAGGAATTGACTACAGTCTTAATGCTCCAGCATTCTGCATTACAAATCTAGACACCAAAGAATATAAAATTATAGCTTTCTTAGCTGCAAATCTTGTAGGTAAGAAAGATCAAGTTATGATTGATGAGATTAATAAATTTGATGGTGTTGATGTCATTCTATTTGAAAATCCAAAATTTGAAGATGTGAATGGAGAAACTCATCAAATAATTAAAAATGTAGATTTTGTATTTAATCGTCTTCAAGAATACATTCAACCAAATTGGGTGGCTATTTTCGAGGGATTCTCCTATATGTCCAAATCGTCTAAATTATATCAATTTGCTGGATCTAATTATTACATGCGAAAGAAATTTATAGAAAACGGAAATATAATTCATACAGCTACTCCAGCTTCGGTGAAAAAATTAGCTGGAAAAGGTAACGCTAAAAAAGATCAGATGGTAGAATTCTTTTTAGAAAGAGATGATAACGAAAGTCAATTTAAAGATTGGTTGCGAAAATATTGGGCGGAAAGAACTACAAAAAAAATAATGAAACCATTAGATGATATTGTAGACAGCTATTACATTTCATTAATTAATATTCCTTCATAGACTACGAATTTTAAGAGTTCTTAGTTGTAGGTATAGTTAGATATAAAGAAAAAGGAACACGTGAATTTCACGTGTTCCTTTTGTTTAATGAGCGAGTAATTATCTTTCGTTTGGATGATGCTCATCAGATTTCCAAGTTCCATCTTTCCAAGTTCCTCTGTCCCAAGTTCCACCATACCATGTTCCACCATACCATGTACCACCATTCCATGTTCCGTCTTGCCAGGTTCCTTTAATCCAATCACCAGTTTCCCAGGTTCCATATTCCCAAATTCCGTCATACCAACCACCATTTTTCCAGGTGCCGTCTTGCCAGGTTCCTCTGTCCCAAGTACCGTCATACCATGTACCATCATTCCATCTTCCGCCTTGCCATGTTCCAAATTTCCAGGTGCCGTCTTGCCAGGTTCCTCTGTCCCATCTTCCTTTTTCCCACGTACCGTCTAACCAGGTTCCATCATACCATATACCATTCTCCCAGGTGCCATCTTCCCAGGTGTCTTCAAACTCTACACCTTCAACTCTGCTAAATGCTTGAACTGGTTTAGGTCTTCCTTTCATTCCACGCAGCAATTTAATGTTCTTTTCTAACTCTTTAAATCCTGTGACTCTACTTGGTATGTCAACAAATTCGTTTCCGCTATCTGTGTTATAACCTACGATCGAAGTTAATTCAGGGTTGACTAATAAAGTCAAACCAGTGTCAAAATAAACTGCTGTAAATTCGTCTATTTCAGTCACGTCAAACGAACGTGATCTTATTCTATCTTTTATAATAGTCATATATTTATAGATATTAGTCGGGGATACATTCAACGATTCGTTTATAAAACCTTCAAACGTTGGAACGTAATTTTTTTGTTTCTCATTTTTGAGCTCCATTTTTTTTTACAATGTATGTATTTACTTTTTCTTTTTCTTATAAGCAAATCGTTTTTCGGCTTCTTCTTTGTAACTCTTCACAATATCATCAATATACCATTGCATATTATTTAGAACAGCTAAGATATGCTTACATACAGTTCCTTTCAAATCAGGATTCCGAACATCTGGAGAACGTGTTTCTTTTCGTCCCATTGAATAATCTAACTGTCCTGCCATATATTTATATCCACCATATAGGTAGTCAGGACACGTGCAAGAAACATTCAGATCGCCTGATTCCACTGCCATCATCAATTTATCTTTCAACGAATCTTTTTTAGTTCTGGATATATCTTTCAATTCGCTCAACTGAACCATCACTTTCCATTCTGTTCCAGACCCTTTTGGATCAGAAACAGCAAATTCAACTTTCTTAGATCGAAAATGAAATTTGATGAATTGTACTTTCAGTCCACTAGCATTTCTTATTCGAACATCGTCCGCACCTTCAATGAATTCAGAACGTAAGAATTCATTCAGCTGGAATAAATATTCGAAATCATCAAATGTGGTTAATCTTGGTATCATAATAACTATTCAATATTAAAAATGGAAGCCTTAAATTCAGCTTCCATTCTATAATTTATTTAATTTGAAAATATTTATCTAGGAACATCGTTCCAATAGTCGGCAGATAGTTGAATTGCTGTCTGATAAATTGCTGCACCATCTTCATAATTTAATTCCATTGCTGGTAAATTTGCTGATGGCCAAACTGTATCCATTGTCCATTGTCTTATAACTTCTGAGTGGTCACGATTATGTAAGGATACAATCATCGGACCGCCAATGTAATCTTTCTTCAGAGATCTACGTCCTGTGAGTGGATCCCAAACTAAATCGCACCATGCGCGGAAACCATTGTAGGTTACCATTTGGTTATCTTCGTTGGTATTTACATTGAATTCCATTGTTAAATCAAGTTGAGTTGCTGGTGGTAAATTTGAAGCAAATCTTCTTACAATACCTTTAAATCGTTGTTCCACACCTGCTTCTGGTGTCTGGTCTGTTTCTAGTCCGCCGACGTTCAGAATAGTTTCTGAAATATATTCCCAATCAAACTCGCCTTCAATCTTAGAAGGAGGAGTCAAACTGACTTCGTAAGCGTTCAAATAAACTGGTTCCCAATTTCCCATAGAAATTTTCGAATTCCTATAGTGTGGTAGTCCTGTGTTGCTAGCCATAATAATTTATCTATTTTTATCTATATTGTGTTCTAATCAGAACTTTCTGACCGTATGTCAGTAGAATTTTTTAAAACGAAGTTTTCGTCTAAAAGGTTGTTTCCTTCATAATGTATATATTTTCTAAAATTTTTAATCTTTATAAGACGATATCTTAATATCCTTATAAGCGAGTTGTATGTCAAACGATCTATATTCAGCAGTATTTGATCCCATTGATAATTCTAATTCAGTGATTGCAAAATATACTATGTCAATATATTGAAATGTCATTACAACTCTCCCAGAAGAATCAAGCATATTTAGCATAATATCCGGCATGAAGGAATCTTTAGCATTACCAACTGTCTTCATATATTCGAAAAGTAAATCCCTCATTATCATATAATTTAAGTAATTCTCTGAACATTTGAAAGTAATTGTTACCTCTTTCGTAAAGCCGAGTTCTGCTGGTTCCCCGCCTCGAAACGATTTCGTCTTCCCCTTCTCCCTCTGTTCAACATTCGTTAATGAAATTGAAGGCCATGAGATTGATTGAATAGTGCTATTAATAAAATTAATCAATTTAGGATAAATACTTTTCTCTGATTTAAAATATCGAGTATATTTATTAACCACTTCATCATATAACCAATCTGATGGTAATGATAATTCGTAATTGTTCATCTTTGGATTTAAAAGCATTTATTACCCCTCCGCAAATATTTTGGATACTGAATAATCATCTTTATATGAAAAATTATTTATATTTTTTATCTTTGCAGTATATAGAACAGTTTCATTCACGACTTCATCTCCATTCATTTTTAAAATCGTTAAATTTACTTTTAAAACAGATTCTAAAAGTTGTCTTGATTGCTCTTTACCAACCTTAAATAATAATTCGTTAATCATCAATTGTTTGGATCCTAAAAATTCGTCTTGCCATTGTTCAATTCTAATTTCTTCTCCGTCTGGTGTGATGCCAACAATATTAAATTTGGTACCGGCATTTGAATTTAATCCATCGTATGGAATTACATTCTTACCAGACAATTTATGCAAAGTTAATCGAACAAAATTATCAAATTCTGATAAATAAATTGTCAAATCACCCTGTCCAAATATTAAATCATTCGTATATAATTTAAAATCAGTCATTTCACCATCAATAGTCTTGGTCTCAACCACATTATTCGCGGCCACATATTGATTTACCAAATATGTAGCACCTTCAAGAAATATCTTATAATCTTGCATAGGAATAATAGATCCCGTTGATCCAATAGTCCCACCGTAGAAATCACTCGAATTGCTTAATAAATAAGGGTTATCTGCTAACTGGTTTTCGAATGAATTATCTGATTTTAAAATTTTATTAACCACCTTGATAGGATTTTGAATATCCACAGTTAATCTATTCAATGATTTACCATATTTTCTCGCATCCGGATAGGTATATGTAGCTTTCTTAATAATATAGAAATTATTTGTTTCGTCTAAAATTCTAATGGTATATACGATTGAAAAAGCCATTGTGTCTTCATTCTCCACAATAGGTCTATATTTGAACGATTTATTAAAGTTTGCTTCTTGAACATGAGTAATCTTATGAGTTTGTTCTTTTGAATACCCTTGATCTATTGATAAATCAAATATATGTTCATATAATTCAACATCGTGGAAAATTATAAATGAATTATCATAATATCGACTTCTTTCAGCAAAATAATCTTCAATTAATTGACCATTGAAAGTGGGGAATAGATCAAAATAATCACCATCAACATTCTCTCGAATTACGACAGCAACTCCGCCAAATACATCCTCAGTTTCAATATCGGTACTAAAATTACCATTTTTTTCACCGATTAACGAAACAGATTTTAAAATTTCTTGACCTTTTGAATCAACTTCAATTTCATTGAGTTCAAAATATTCAATCTCTAATTTCGATTGATTAATATTTGGAAATTCACGAAGTCCTAATTTTTTATCTAATGATTTAACTTCATCTGTAATGTCAAGTTGCGAATCAACTTCATATAATGATTCAATTGACGGTATAGAAACCTTAATGTATCGATCAAATGTTCGGTCACCTATAATGAATGGTGACGAATGATATTCTACTTCGTAATCTTTTGTATATTCAACATTTGCGACATATACTTGATTATTTTTTGTATCTTTATACGAACATCTTAATATTATTCCTTCTAAAGATTCAAAATTAAACCCGGTCAATATATGTAATTTCAAAGTATGATATTTCACATTAACTTCGCGTGAAAGATAATTTGAATTTACATTAAAGAATTTGAAATTTTGATTATACCTTTCAAAATGCGCAATAGGTTTTTCGAAATCAAATTTCAACCAGTTTGAATCGGTAATTTGTTGAACTGAATGATCGAACGAATTATTGCTGGTAATTCTTGGAATATTTATTAACTGTTCATGAAAGTTCAAATAATTCACTGTTAGATTCTCTTTATTTAGAATCTTCATGAAATACATATCATTTGTAGAATATACAAATGAGTTATATTCTACTTCTAGAAATAATTCCTGTCTACCGATTGATACGTAATTTGAACTTGTTCTTAATTCTGCCATCTATGTTACCTTCGCTATTTTTTAAAATTCAAGCAATTTCCAATTTAACCCAACGCCAAAATAAAATAGTGCCGGTGAAAATTCGCCACGATATAAGTCATAACCTAATCCATATCCACCCTGTAGGCCAATACTAAATCTATGACTAACTGTTTTGACTGAATCAGTGATTTCATTTTGATAATTATAGTATCTTTTTAAAATCTCAGGGTCAATATTACTTTGATTTGATATTTTTAATGTATTGGTATCTATTGTCGACTTCACCATTGTATATAATCTATCATTATCAGAATCATACTCTAGACTTGATACTAAATTTAAAGTCATATTATACCAAAGTGATGAATAAGATGGTCTTGGATTAATTATTATTTCTTTATCCGTTTCTATGATCTCAAAATTAAATTTACCGCCTAGATATAAAGTATCATTTGGATATGTAAATTTATCGGCCCAAGAAATATAAGTCATACCCTCTGTAGTGATTAATTCCATTTTTCCAGCCATCTTATTAAGACTATCTCTTAATTGACCATTAATAATATTAAGATACAATACTTGGTTCTCACTGGCTTGATATTGTCGATACAAACGATTATATTTAATCTTCAATTCATCTATTGTCTGTGCTAAAGTCAATTTACCATGATTAGTTTGATTCAATTTATCTTTATAATACACGACACTATCTTTCGACGCTTCTAAATTTTGCTTTAGAATTTTTTCTGTATTTTTCATATCATTTTTTAATGTGGTATTTTCGATCATCTCATCTCTTAAAAGATATAATAAGATTACCGCCGCCATTATGAAAAAGCAGGTAAATAAAAGCAATATTTTCTTTCCTAAATCCATTTTTTATTCTCCTAAAAACTGTAGATATTATCAATTTGAATAGCATGTTTTGTCTTCTCAGGGTGAATTTTTTTCCAAACCTTTGCTGACCCGCATTTTAGAATCTGAGTGATATACGCGAACGCATTTGTTTTTATACCATTAATTTCAGGTTTAAAATTTCTCCAATATGCGATAACATCCATCATAGCACCTTGCATACAATCGTCTCGATCCAATTCATTATAATAACGAAGTTTTTTTGTATGAATTTCTTTATTCATCAGCATGCACATATTAATTGCGTCCTCCGTTAATTCATCTTGTTTTAAAGATTCACATAATGCGTTATATAAGTCTTTATTCTTTACATAGATCCTTGCCATGTCATTCTCCTAATAAAAATTATTAGAGCCTCCCCTTGGAGAAGCTCGGTAATGTTTATCTACGTTTTCTGCTCAATTTTTCATCAATTGGTAAGTCTTCTTCCACATCCATATCGTCCATCTCTTCGCGTTTTGTTTCAATATCAATTTCTTCGACTGAAACGTCTTTCACCATATTATTTGCTAAAAATACAGATACTTGACCGGTTGCGTCATTAATATTTAAAATTCTAGCAGATTTACCATCTACAATAACCACATCACCTAATTCAATTTGTTCAAGTTTTTCGAGATATTCTGGAGAAACTTCAACTGAACCGTCTAATATATCACTGATATCAGTATTTAGATCTTGAGTTAGCATTTCATCTTGTAACGCTTCTTTCAAAAGTTTTCTCTCTTTCTCTAATCCACGAATTTGAGTCTCCAGAACCAATTTCATTTGACTAATTTCTTTAGATTCTCGCACGTTTTCTTCCAAAGCGTCAATTTTTCTAACTTCGTTCTTCAAAACATCAATCTTATCATAGAATTTTAAAATTCGTTGTTCCATCACACCAATTTTAGACAAATCAGCTTGAATAAGACGTCCAATTTCTTTATTCTTAATTTCGAAATCTAATGTTTCTTTCAATAATTTTGAAAGTTGTAGCAATTCCAAATTCTTCGTAAATATATCAATATTCTTGAAAGGATTATTAATTCTGACAGAATAGTTATTTTCATCAATTTTAAAAATTGTAGCAAATATAGCCGGATTAACTTTTGATTGAATAACTTTAGCGTTATCAATCTCAACTAATTTATCTATATTTTCATACAATTTCTTCAAAATATTAATGTTTCTATATTCATTTTCATCTAGATTTTGATAACGTCTTAAAGTATCTTCAAATTTATCAGTAATTTCTTCTTTTTCTAATATCATATAAGGTTTATTAGATCCATCCATACCAATTGTAACTGGTTTTGAATTATGAATATTATATGTGATTGTACCGTTTGACACATCACATCGCTGTTCTAATAAATTATTCATAATTACAAAATCACTCGGAATTTGATGATTACGATTAATCTTATTAATATTATTTTCGAATACTTTATATATATCCCCACCAACTTGTATATATCTTTCGCCTATCTTTTTTGCGGCTTCCCAAAGAATGGAGTAAACCGAATTAATATCAAATTTAGAATCACCTATATTTTCAATCTTAATCGCATTGGTAGTCTTACTATCGAAATATTCATACAAATTATTTACATGAGGATCAAATCTAAAACTCTCAAGTTGAACCAGTAAATTACTTGGTTGAATATCATTTTTCAAATTATAGAAATAGTTTTCTAAAATTGGAGTTAATGAAGTTAATAGTTTCTGATTATTTGTATAATTCATCAATTGATATACTCTAATATCTGTTTCATAACTTTCAAAGATATTTTGTAATCTTTGAACATTTCTTTGAATTACGTCGTAATTTTCAAAAACTTTCATTTCATTAATAAATCTACTTGCGAGCGAAAATGCATCCATCGTACGATTTTCATAACAAGTTCTAAGCTGAGTTAATTTATAATTAACTACAAGATCCTTTTCGAAAAGTTGTCTCTCAGCATTAATTTCATTAAAAATTGTTGGTAATTTCATCGATTCGAAAATTATTTTCTTTTCAATGACATTTGCAAATCTCTTCACCGTCATATCTCGATTATATCCTTTCTTCTTCGCTTCATTTAAAAAATTCAAGCGGAACTCAATAGGATTAACCCCGTACGATTCCAAGATACTCAACTGTTCCGTGATGAAGCTTTTGATTTTGGTTGATTCAACCGCTTCATGTAACCTAATTAATTCTTGTTTCATTGGTCTTTTAATTTATTTTTTTATAATGTATATCGTGTCTTTTATTTTTTAAAACTTGCTGGGCCGAATGTCTAATGACTGTTCGTATATCCCAAGACGTTACTTTCTGACCGTATGTCAGTAGGCTTTGAAAATAGTTTGCTCTATATAATTATATATTTAAAAATATTTTTCTTTCAAAACATCTAATCCAGCTTTCTTGATGTTTCTAGCAGCGTTCAAATCCCTGTCAAAAACAAAGCCACACTCACATTCAAAAGTTCTATCTGC